AACTCCAACCTGCTTGTATCCTTTAGGTACTGTCCACACCTCACGGCACTCTGCACCATACGGATTACCAACAGCTGGTATCTGCGCCATGTTAGGGCTACTATGTGTGGCTCTGCCAGTGACAGCGCCATTAGTAGTAACTCTACCATGCACCCTACCATCATCACTCACTAGCTCTAGCCAGCTTCTTACCTGCGCTGCTCTCTTTTGAATCATTAAATATTCAGCCACTAGTTTAGCTTCAGGCAGGTCAATCTTCTCTAACACTGTCTCATCTACGATTACAGAGCCTTTCTCTGTATGCTTTGTAAACTTAACTCCAATACCAGCAAGACGCTCAGCAATTTGCTGACGGCTGAGAGGATTAAACACAGTGATCTTGTCCTTCAAGGCTTTGCCTGTCTTCTCCGAAACTCGCTGCTCTACAATGGGCGGGAAAGTTTGCTGCATTGTTGATTCAATATCCATCATGCGTCCACTTAGCTGAGCATGCAGAGTCATAGCTTTAGGCATATCAAGCATGAACCCATTGTCTTCCATAGCACGACAAATCAATGCCACCTCATGCTCAAGCTGTATACTCTGTAGGGAAAACCCCTCTCGCTCCATTGCTTTTGTTAAATGGCTGTGCAGTTTCTCTAGCAAGAGAACATCCTGCTCACAATAGGTAGCCATCTCTTGAGTGTAGCCACCATCGAAATCAGTGAAGCCTATCTTGTGACTGCCCAAACGATACCCCCATGCTTCAAGGCTATGTGGAGTGGGTGCCTTGCCACCATCAGGCACAATCATTTCAATGTCAGGTTTATAAAGACGCGACATCACCAATGTATCCACCATCATGTTGGCGGGAATGCCAACACCCCACACCTTCTTAAGCACTGGAGCATCAAAGCCAATTAAATTATGAGCGACAACTAAGTTGTTGTCTAAATAACTTTGTAGGTTTTCAGGTGTTCTCCAGTGAATCGTTTCTTGTCCCTTCCTCGTCACACATAACCAAATGGTGTCGTGCTTTAGGTTTGTCTCTATGTCTAGGTAGACTGTCATTTAGTTTTCTTTGTTAGTTTTTCTAAATAAGAATGCAGTAATACAGTGCTTACTTTCTGTATAGAATAAGCTTGAAACTCAATGCTTGGAGATTCCTCACCAATGTATCTGAAGTATTCCTGTACAACATGTACAGCCTCATGTACCAGCAAACCCGCCACTGCTATGCCGTCCAGTTTCTTATCACCAAGGCATACGAAGCTAGCCCTGTTGCCTTTGGCTGTGACAATAAAGTGTGTCATAGCCAGAGCATCATCATCAATCCACTTAGGCCACGGGGTAGGCACCTTTGTTCGCTTAAGTTCTTTTACAAACTCAGCCTCTGTTGTGCAGAGACAAAGGAAGTCACCCCTTATTAGGGTGGGGTCAAGCCATGTCATTAGATGCACCATTGATAACAGCCAACAGCAAGTTGACGCTTTGAATAATCATATGCTGATGACTGATGTGCAAGTTCTTAAACTCTGGTAAAGGTCTAGGACTTTTCTTTCTTATCGCTTGCCAATAGATTTCTATCTCGCTCATGTTCACTCCTTAATGTTGCATTTAGTTGGTACTTATTAACATATGCCGACAGTTTGCAACTACTCATCTGCAATACCAATAATAAAGCTGACATTAAATCCAGCTAACATATTAATTGTTTCTTTATCAAGGAGATCAAACATCTTGTCAGCTTCTTCTTTACGGAGAGCATACTCAAATAGATGGTCCCACATCCATTGCTCCGAACCATCGATTTCAAAGTAACGAATAGCTTCCCCAAGACTCCTAAATTGATTTGCTCTATTCCAATAATAGTCAACAATCTTCTCAACATCTTTCATCATAACTATCCCCTATGTCCAATAATATCATCACCATCAAACTGACTGAAATTAGTTTCACAATCATCAACGCAGTAGTCATATCCTTCATCGTGTTTGATTTCAACTTCATGTCCAAGAAGAGTCATCATCTGTTCAAACAATACATCATTGTCAAGATTCTTTCCCTCCCATTCATCTATTACAACTTTATTGTTAAAGGAAACACGAACACCTTCTCGCAAAGCACCTGTCTCTTCATTTTCGTCAAGCAAATATTCAATCACAATTTTCATAGCAATTCTCCATCAGGTTCAGGTTCAACTTCCAACATCCTACCAGTGTGCTTGTTGTAATGCAAGTGACAGGCTGGTCCTGTCTGTCCACTGTATCTATTCTTCAACACCCTCACCTTAGTGGTGTTACGAATCACAGGGTCTTCAGATTGTCCATTGCGTTCAAGACCAATCACCATGTCTGACAGCTGTGCAATTGCGGCAGAGCCGCGAAGCTGTGACAGTGATGTAAGCGCACCTTCTTCATGGCCTTCATTGGCTGGTCGTTTCAAGTGACTAACAATGATGAGGGCAATGTTGGTTTCTTGCACCAGCATACGCAGCTTCGTCATGATTTCGTCAATGGCTTTGCGCTCATCACCATTGTCTTGACTAGAGACTATGATACTTAAGTGGTCAAGGAATACATACTTGCACCCCATACCCTTTGCCATATAGCGTACACGATTGACAATGTTCTCTACTGATGTCGAGCCAAAATGGTCAAACAAGAACAAGCGGTCAGTGCCAAGTGTTTCAGCAAAGGCTCGTTCACGCTCCTCATTGGACACAACAGAGTCAGGCAGATGCAAGGGTGCATTAGCAGCCAAGCTCATCATAGACAGCGCTGTCTTGCGAACACTCTCTTCAAGAAACATCAGACCAATGTTGTCCTTAGTCTTCTGCAACAGATGCCACACAACCTCACGCAACACCTGACTCTTACCTAATCCACTGCCAGCAGTGACAGTGACAAGCTCACCAAAGCGAATACCATAGGTGATTTCGTTTAGCCCATTCCACGGGTAGTTGCAATCGGCTGGTGCCATAGGTGTACACACAACATCCCATAGGGTGCTGCCAGCCACAATGCCATCGGGTACAAACGATTCAGACTTCCACCAACGATCAACGAATGCTGCTTCCTTGCTTTCAGAAAGCCAATCACAAGCATCCTTGTAGTCAGCAACAGGCTTGAACACTTTGCACTTGTTCCCGAAAAGCTCAGCCACTTCTTTACTCGCCTTGATACCAGCAGTGTCGCCATCGAAACAAACAATAATGGATTCGAAGCTGTTCAAGTATTCGTAGTTGGCACGACAGTCTTTGACAGCACTACCTGCACCATTGCGAATGCTAACAACAGGAAATTTGCTACCTGTCATTTGGTATGCAGCCAGTGCATCAAACTCACCCTCAACAATGGTGATGTATTTGCCGCCAGTGGGGAAAAGATTCTGCCCAAACAGCGTACCCTTAGACCATGCACCACTGGCAGTAAAGGTCTTGTCCTTCACCCCTCTCACCTTAGCAGCAACAAGCTGTAGGTCTTTATCGAAGTAGGGGAAATAGTATTTGTCCTCATCACGAACAACACCATATCTTTCCATTGTTGTTTTAGTAAGTCGCCTATCAAGTACAGATACAGAGTTACCCTTATTATAATTCTTAAGGAACGCCATGTCTGGAACTTTAATATCTATATCAATCACATTAAATTCCTTATCTAAATCTGGAGGGCTGTATGCTGAACAAACAAAGCAGTAGCTAGACATGTCAGCATTGATACCAACACCATCACTGCTACCACACTTGTCACATCGGGTGTGTGTCTTTATAAAAGCCATGATATTTACTAATCAATGCTACGCTTCTTTAGTGTAAGTGTTTGTTGTGGCACAGCTTCTTCCTCAATGCTAACAGTGACAGCACATGGTGCAGCATCAAAGTATTTACCAGACTCATGCAAAGCTTCACGCCTTGTGTTGAAGATGAAGGGTGTATCACCATTGACTGGTGTTACATACGCACCAGAACTATATTTAATTATCCACTTATTCAATGTCATTTTGTTTCTTTCGTTTAGGTAGGGGAGCCCAATGAGTCCAGAAGGTGTCGCCACTATAGTTGCCATAAGTAGCAACACCACTGATGCTCAACAGTTGAAGCTTAACACCACGGGGTGTCATGCTGTCAATCTCAATCCAATAATACTCAGGGTCAACAGCAGCTGACCCATCACTACTGATTTTAAAACTCATCGAAGTAACTCTTTATCTGATTAGGAGTCATGCAATAACGAAGCAATACTTCGGCTGCTGCCTCGACAGTCTTCATGTACGCTATGTCATCAGGATGTTCTGATGTGCATGCTGTTTCATGGATGAGTTGAAGTTCTTGAATCAATATGGTGTCGGTGTTCATACTGCACCCTTTGCTGCAATGTACAAGCCTACATTACCTAAGCTGTAGCCAATGAATGCTACGCCCAATCCCATGTTGCCTCTGATAATTAAATCAACAGCAACCACTAAATATACCACGCCGATAACGGCGATAAGCCATGTGCTCATTCTTCAACTCCATATCCATCTGAATATCCAACTAAGTCTCTGTGCAATCCTGTCCAATCACAATCATCATTAAGACACTTTGATGGTGAATCATCATCTTGTGTTTTCATACTGTGACAGTAGTGTTCAAGAGTGTTTGCCATGAATGTCTGGATGTGTGCCAGCGTCACTTTATTACTCATGCAATTAGGGCATCGTAATGTCATTTATTTCTCCAGTTGATTTAGTTCAAGCGACATAGCTTCAACAGTGCGATAGGCTTTCAGTGATTGATATGAATCATCCCATCCATACTTCACACACATGTCACGAATCTGTTGGGCAGATAGCAGCAATGCTTTTGCTGGCTGTGCTGCGGGTGGGTAGTTGTTGCTACTGCAAGCTATGCACTCATACAACACTGCTGCTTTGCATTCGGGGCAGGTAGGCTCCTGCTCTGGCTGTGTCAAGGCTTGATCGATGGCGGCGATGGCTTTGTTTACATGGCGGTTTTGTGTGTAATGAAGTTTTACAACATCCAAAGCCTCCAGCGCCAGCTTCAAGGCTGCGTCTTTAGTCATATCAATCCCATAAGTTTTCGTAATATTTACCAAACAATTTATATCCATTTGATATCCGCTTCTGATAGGCGGCTGCGCCTTTCAGGTCATACTTGTGTGTGTCCTTGTCACCTGTAACCATTTGATGCTTTCCATTGTCAAGACAGACCCATTGTATGTCATGAGTGCCAGTGTGAAACTGTTCTTCCCAATCATTGAATTGACTTTCAAAAGCAAAGATCATTTCTCCCATCACCCAATCCCATCGTTTGAAATGATTGTCATCAGTGTGCCACTCACTTTCTTTGGGCGGTGCTGCTGTTGATCTCAACTCAACTGGTACATCCTTGTCATCAACATGCGGCGCACCATGTTTACTTGCTCGTAGCTGCTTGAGCATAGGCAATATGATGTGGGCAAGTGTATGATCCATACTCCATGTGTC